GGGCAAAATAGGGCATACGCTATATGGATTAGAAGTCGGAAACTTAATGGATTTTAAGTCCGCAAAATACCTAAAAGGTGGGTCGGGCAACTGGCAGCAAGGATTTGGAATTTTATACGTCAAAAGCAAAAAGGTTGCGCCTGTCTTTGTGCCTATTGAGAAAGATGGCAGTTTTATTGTTGAGGGCAAGACCTATGGGTAGGCAGACCGATTACGAAGAACGCACCATAGACGACCAGATTGACGCTATAGACGAATCTGGGCTTATATAACAAAAGCGTTATGAGACACGCCGCGTTCTCAATTGCCGGTGTCTGCCCCTTGTGTCATCCTTCTCGTATCCAAGTTAACGGATTTGGTGTAACGGAAAGGTACAAAATGAACTTAACATTTATAGATTTTGAAATGTTAACTGAAAATCAAATGCAGTTCAAAGGTATTGATTGGGAAGCCCAAGTCGATAGATTTGACCAAGCCCCTAACTTTGAGCATGAATATATCTATTGGGTAGAAAATAGTGCCGCCTTAGTTTTGGCGACTAAATACCTACAACAACAAGGTCATGAGTATCAGATCAATTATGACCTGAGATTTGACCAACCTATATTTACAACAAACTTCGCCGGTTCATGGGTGAACGCATGACCATAAACGGAATAACTATTTTGTGGTTTATGATAGCAACTGGATTGCTTGCTTATGCGGTTAATCTATGGCAGACAGAAACTTACAACCGCGGCTATTGGCGCGGTCGTGCGGTGGGTTGGGATATGCACCGAAGAATGATAACTATACAAAAACAGTCTGATGAGGTTTTTGACTATGAAAAAGACTGATGAGTTATTTAACGAAGTGCAACTTACACTCTCGCAAAGAGGCAGTATCTATGGTAATGCGGGTGTCAATCACCGCAGAATATCCGAATTATGGTCGGGTTACTATGATAGTTACATTTCGCCTGAGCAGGTGGCAATGATGATGCTTTTGGTAAAGGTATCAAGATTGTCTCAGACTAGCGATCATGAAGATTCATTAAAAGACCTTTTAGGTTATGGCTTGATCTATCACCAAATAGTTAGGGAAATGAAGGGTGAAGATGATGGCATTTAATATTAACGATTACGAGACGGTAGAGGTGAGGCTTGGAAGGTTTATTGCTGACTATCCTGATTTTATGGTTCATACTCAGTTGCTGGAAAATACTGAAAAACGTTTTATTGTTCTTGCCAAAATTTATAGAACATGCGTGGACAGCCAACCGTTTGCTACTGGGCTTGCTTATGAAACCGTTACTGATCGCGGCGTCAATCAGACTTCTGCATTGGAGAACTGCGAAACTTCTGCGATTGGCAGAGCGCTCGCTAATGCCGGTTACGCCGCTAAAGGAAAGCGACCGTCTCAGTCTGAAATGGTCAAGGTCATTGCAGCGGATGATAAAGCCCAGACTTTTAAAGAAAAGTTAGAATCTAAGCAGAACATCTATGGGCAATCTGGTCGATCAAAGGCAATTGAGATTGCCCTAAGAGAATCATTTGCAGCCGATAAGAAAGAACCTGAGGCTGTTGCTTGGTCAGTTGGTGAAGTAGTCGATCAAATTGGCTCATCTACACCAAATCCACCCCCTGAGTGTGAGCATGGGCATATCTTGAAACAAGGAATCAGCAAGGGCGGTAAACCCTATTACGGTTATGTTTGCAAGGGTAATGTAAAAGAACATGCTGTTTGGGCAAAATTATCTCCTAATGGTAGATGGTTTTTTGATGGTGAAATTCATGGGTGACATGGAAATCATTGAGCCAAGCGGGCTCAGGTTAACCTTTACTGATAGTGGAGTAGTACCGGATTTTGTACCATTGTCAGAATGTTGTGAAATATGCAACGACCCAAGAATGATAAATGAAAATGGGATTCGCAAATGCGTAGTTTGTCATGGGATTAACCACATAGAGTACAGACCTAATGATAATTGAACTCAGCAAGGATGAGGTTAGGATTTGTACCCAGTTAGCAGTTGAAAGATGGCTCGCTAAATGGGATTCTATTGATAAACCTAATTACGCTGAGGGAAAGGCTAATGGAAAACTTGAGCATGAGGTTTTAGCAAATATCAGAGCCAATGTTTGTGAATGGGCGGCAGCCAAATACTATAACGTCAGTTGGAATGTACCTTTTTATCCAAATGACTTGCATCCGCTTCGTAAAGATTTGCCAGATATAGGCGTTTCATGCGAGGTTAGATCAGTCAGGACTAGCAACTCAATACCATTCTGGACTAAAGACCTTTATAAGTTAATCATTGGGACTAAATGCCTCGATATGGAAAACTTTACTCAAGTTTATATCTTCGGTCATATTGAACCTCAAAAGTTTATGATTGATGATTTCTTTGATGAGTCTATCAATGGCTGGAGAGTGCCTTTAGAGTTATTTGAATTCTATGACGTCCCAACACCGTAAACATAGGGGTTACAGAACTCAAAAGGTAGTTGCAGAGTATTTAAAGGCTTGGTATCCGTACGCTGAGCCGACCGGTGCAGGGCGTCAAGGAAGTGACATACTAGGAACTCCCTTTGATGTTGAGGTTAAGGCAGTAACAAAATTTAGCCCTTTAGCATGGATTAAACAGATAAAAGAGCGTAAATCCGATAAACTTGCCTTTGTAGTATTGCGCTGCAATGGGCAGGGCGAGAAAGTTGAGGATTACGTGGTATTGCTTCCCATGAGTGACTTTATTGGATTACTACATGAGTGAGCCTGTTCGCTGCAAGAAGTGCGGTCAGTGGCTTATGGAAGGTATGACCTGCCCTATATGCGCAAAGATCAATGCCCTGAGTGTTTAAGGTATAACACCACAACTCTTAAATATAACAACGATTACTTTCATGAATGTAAAGATTGTAACCATGAATGGAGTGAAGGTTATGGATAATAAATCAAATGATGTTGACTGGATATATCAAAATGCCCTTCGAGAAGAATGGCTTAAAAATAATCCACAGGCTGAGTATATTGGGTGGACAAGTATATGACATGCCGTCTGACCTGCGGTTTTGTTCATAGGTGTTGACACGCATGGTACGCTATCTAGCAAGCGACGCGCCTTCAAGCGCGAACGCGAGCCCCGCAAGGGGCTGGCTCGCGAGTTCGCTGCTAATTGCTATTGGGATATCTCTATGTTTAATTCTATTAAATATATCTTCTAAAAAGATTGATTCCGTTTCTGCATTAACTAAAGTTAATTACATAACTTATAAAGAGTATGCCTATTTAAAGATTGAATCTTTGTCCCAATATAAATGTTTAACTAAACTGTATGGTAAGGAAAGTGCGTGGAATCCAAGGGCAGTAGGTAACTTGACTGGTACTTATCGCGTCTATGGGATACCTCAAGGAAAGAGTGAGTATCTACGTACTGCAACAGGTTACCAACAGGTAGATTGGGGACTGTCATACATAGCCCATAAGTTTGGGTTAGACGAGTATGGATATATCAATGCGTGCAAAGCGTATAAGCATTGGCAATTAAAAGGATGGCATTGAGTAAACACGCATTAGGTTCACAAAAGTGGAAAGACTTACGCCTTCGGATATTGGCTAGGGATGGGTGGCAATGCACCTATTGCTTTAAAGATTTAAAAGGTGGTGATGCCACTGTTGACCACATCACTTCACGTAAGGTAGGCGGTGATCTATGGGATATGGAGAACCTGACAAGCGCTTGCAAGTCCTGTAATTCACGCAAAGGTAGCCGTTTTTTTAGCAGACGTTCTACCCCCCCTGCCTTTTTGGAACGTTCTCTCCCTGAGACGGTCGGAACAAAGCCGGACTCACCTTTTCAAAAACCATGAGTGAACAAAAGAAACCTACAAAAGCCAAGAAGAAACCCGCGCAACGAGGGGCGACGACAAAAAAGGTTTTAGGTTTAACAAAACCCCGAATTCAAAGCCCACCTATTAAAGGTGAATCCAGAATTGCAGAGGTGGCTGAGTTAGCAGAGAAAATTGGTATGCCTTTACTTCCTTGGCAGCATTACGTCTTGGAAGATATGTTAAAAGTTGATAAAGAGGGTATGTTCCAGCGCAAATCAAATCTTTTGCTATGCGCACGCCAAGTAGGTAAGACTCACCTTGCCAGAATGAGAATTTTGGCAGGTTTGTTTATATTTGGCGAAAAGAACATAATTGCAATGTCTAGTAATCGAAATATGGCGTTAGATACATTTAGGCAGGTTGCCAACACTATTGAGGACAATGATTTCCTAAAAGCCCAAGTAAGGCGCATTAGATACGCAAATGGTCAAG